GACCCTGATTGGTACAAAATTGAAGCGTACCTTAATCGTACACCAATTGACGTTTCCAACTTCAGATATGAAGAAGAACCTGAAGAGGATGAAGAAGAACAAGAAAAACCACAATACCCTTCTTTTGATGTTGAGGATTTAACACCACAAGAAGAGTTGGAGTTAGAAAAACATAAAAGAAATATTATAAATGCAATTATACAGGGTGCGGCTAAAAAAGGTCATTATGTTTTCCAAAAACCTGAAGTTAAACAAAGATTGGATGCAATAAATCCAAACTTGTATCCTAACTATTTGGCAATTATGGCGGTTAATGACTATCTATATTTCTCTATGGAGCAGATGATAGAAATGATGAGTCAAACAGGTCAAGGTGTTGCGGGAAAAGTAGAATTAGATAATAATGATGAAGGGGATGACGAAGGTGGTGAAGAAGCACCCGATACTGTTATTCGTGCATATGGTTTAATTTTCCCTATTGTTTGTCACGAAATTGTAAAAGGTATTGAAGAAGGAAAAGGAAGACACGGATTACCAAAAGAACCAGGGCTCAGACAAAAAGTATTAGGTCAAACAGATATATTATCAAACGAACCTATGCAGTTGAGAATCGGACCTGAAATTGTTGAAAAAATTAGATTTGCATTACCTGACGAAATGTTTGATGATTCAAATAAAGGACTTATAAATTGGTTTCACATACAGTTATATCAATTACCTGCTAAAGAATTTTTATTAATTATTGGAGATGCCATATCAGATGATGAGTCAAAAAACAGAAGGGCGACTTCGAGATTTGAAGAAATTATGAAAGAGGCAATGGAACTCAAAAACGAGTATGACAACTACAAGGAAGAAGAAGGTGATAATTCATCTGACGATGATGACGATGATGGTTTAGACGACTTTTTGAGTGGTTTAGGTCTCTCATTACCAAAATAAACCAACAAAATTATAATCGAACCCCTCCAATATTTACTTAACGGAGGGGTTTGGTATTTATAATATATGACTAAAGAACAATTAATAATAGAAGTAACAAAGTGTATGAAAGATACTCCTTATGCACTTCGTACTTATTTACAAACTTTCGATAATACAAAATCTAAATACGTACCTTTAGATTTGTTTCCCGACCAAATTAGACTAATACAGGATTATGAGAATTTTAACGAGAATATTGCACTCAAGTATAGACAGGCGGGGGTTTCTACTGTAACCGCAGCTTGGGCATCTAAGAAATTGGCTTTTGCAAAGAAAAATAAACCTGAAAAAATTCTGATAATCGCCAACAAATTGGATACTTCCGTTGAAATGGCAAACAAAATCAGAAGTTTTACTGAGCAGTGGCCATCTTGGGTGGGAATAGGATTTTCTCCCGAAAAAAATGCGGCAAGACATTTCAAATTAAACAATGATTGTGAGGTTAAGGCTGTCGCAACATCAAAGGATGCTCTTCGTGGTTACACACCAACTATTCTTATTTTTGATGAGGCTGCGTTTATTGATGCGGACTCAGACTTTTGGGCTGCTTGTATGGCATCACTATCTACAGGTGGTAAGGTTATTGTGGTATCAACACCAAATGGACAAGACCCCATATATTATGAGATTTATGACCAAGCATTAAGAAATATGAATGATTTCAAAATTTCTGAGATGTTTTGGTTTAAAGACCCAAGATATACAAAAGATTTGTATATGGTTAAAACAACTGACTTGGTTCATTTTTTACTTAATAGAGAAGAATACCCCACAGACTCGGTGGTTGATTTAAGTGTTGATAACCCATATGAAAGAGACCACGAAATAACAATAGATTATATTGAAAGGGGTTATAAACCTTGTTCTGATTGGTTTGAGAAAATGGTTAAAAAACTCAAATTCGACAGAAGAAAAGTTGCTCAGGAGTTGGAGTGTAACTTTTTAAGTTCGGGTGATAACGTATTTGACTCCGAAACATTACAAAGAATTAAAAATAATACAATACAGGACCCTAAAGCAAAACTTATGGGTAATGCGTTGTGGATTTTTGATGAACCTGAGGTTGGTCACAAATATATTATGGGTATTGATGTGTCTAGAGGAGATTCTGAAGATTTCTCCTGTATAGAAATTATTGATTTTGATGAAAGAAAACAAGTGTTAGAATATGTTGGCAAAGTACCACCAGATGTAGTTGCGGAAATTGCATACAAATGGGGTACTATGTATAACGCCTTTTGTGTTACAGATTTAACAGGAGGAATGGGAGTTGCAACGGCAAGAAAGTTACAAGAAATGAATTATAAGGGAGGTTTTTACATTGATAATGTTGATACACAAAACAAATGGAAATTTGACCCTAAATTACAAGAAAAAATTCCCGGAATTAATTTCAACTCAAAAAGAGTTCAAATAATAGCATCTTTTGAAGAAGCAATAAGACACAATTTTATTATTCGTTCAAGTCGTTTACACAACGAAATGAATGGGTTTGTTTATATTAATGGAAGAGCGGACCACCAAAAAAATGGTCACGACGATTGCATAATGTCTATTGCGATGTCAATATTTGTAGGAGAAAAATCTTTCCAACAGTTAGAAAAAAATGTGAATCACACAAAGGCAATGATTAATTCTTGGGCTTCATCGGTAAATGAAAACAAAAATTCTTCAGAGTTTTTCAATCCGCAAATTCCTCAAACACCTGTAAAAACAGGTTATTTCCCTAGTCAAGGTCCTTCACAACAAGATTACAAAAACTATGGATGGTTATTTGGGGCACGATAAGTATTTATATTATCAACCCTTTAAGTAAATTTATACAATGGCAGAAAACAATCAAACGATATGGCAACGGTTAGGTCAAACATTTGGACCTAACTCACTTTTGGGTCAAGATTATCCCTCTTTTAAAGTTGATAAAAAAGAACTTCTTAGAACAAAAAATAAAGACGAATACGAAAGGGAAAGATTAGAGGCTCAACAATCGTTCTATTTAGCAAAACAATGGACTAAGGTAGAGAATAGTCTTTATACTCAGGCGGTATATTACGAACCTTCAAGACTTTCATCATATTATGATTATGAAAGTATGGAGTATACTCCCGAAATTTCAGCAGCTTTAGATATCTATGCAGAAGAATCCACAACAGTAAATGAAGATGGTTTTATGTTACAGATTTATTCTGAGTCAAAAAGGATAAAGTCTGTTTTAGCGGATTTATTTAATAATATTTTGGATATTAACACTAACTTACCTATGTGGACACGAAATACGTGTAAATATGGTGACAATTTTGTTTATTTGAAATTAGACCCTGATAAGGGTATTGTGGGTTGTCAACAGTTACCTAATATTGACATTGAAAGACACGAGGTAGGTATGAGTGATAAACATCCTGTTGAGCTAGGTAAAACTGAGGCTAAAAGAGCATTAACCTTTCATTGGAAGAATAAATCAATGACCTTCCAATCTTGGGAGATTGCTCACTTTAGATTGTTAGGTGACGATAGAAAATTACCTTACGGAACTTCAATGCTTGAAAAGGCAAGAAGGATTTGGAAACAACTTTTATTGTCTGAAGACGCTATGATGATTTATAGAACTTCAAGAGCACCTGAAAGAAGAATGTTTAAGGTTTATGTCGGAAATATGAACGATGAGGATGTTGAAGCATACGTAAATCGTGTTGCCGATAAATTCAAAAGGCAACAAATTGTAGACTCAAAAACAGGTAATGTGGATATGAGATTCAACCAAATGGCGGTTGACCAAGACTATTTTATCCCTGTAAGAGACCCGGCAGCCCCTGACCCAATCACTACGTTACCAGGTGCAACAAACCTATCTGAAATTGCGGATATTGAATATATTCAAAAGAAATTATTAACCGCACTTAGAGTTCCTAAGGCTTTCCTTGGATTTGAAGAAGTTGTTGGAGATGGAAAAAATCTGTCTTTACAGGATATTCGTTTTGCTAGAACAATCAACAGAATTCAAAAAAGTATGATTCAAGAATTGAATAAAATTGCAATCGTACATTTGTTCTTGTTGGGTTTTGAAGACGAACTTTCAAACTTTACTTTGGGTCTGACTAATCCTTCTACTCAGGCGGACTTACTTAAAATCGATGTTTACAAAGAAAAAATATTACTTTATAAAGATTTAGTTTCTGACCCAGGTAATGGAATACAAGCAGTATCTTCAACTTGGGCAAAGAAACATATTTTTGGATTCTCTGATGAAGAAATAAGAGTTGATTTACTACAACAAAGATTTGAAAGAGCTTTGGGTGAAGAACTAAAAGCAACTCCAACAGTAATTACTAAAACAGGTCTTTTTGACACTTTAGATAGATTATATGGTAATAATATTTCAGGTGGTACAAGTAACGCAGGAGCATCAATACCAGGAGAAATACCTGCGGGAGAAGAATCGGTACCACCACCAATTGAACCGCCTCCATCTGGAGGAGGAGAAGTAACACCTGAATCTAAAATGGAAAAGATAAACTTAATACTTGAAAAAAATGTAATTGGAAATTCACAAAGTTTAGATTTCAACAAGAGTTCTGATTCATTTTCGGAAATTAATTCTGAATTAGATAAGTTACTTAATTCATAATATTTATATAAAAAAAAAAGAAATGACTTTCGGACAAATTAAAACTATAACAGAAAATTATTTATTATCTTCATATGGTAATAAAGAAAGTTTCAAAACCGCTCTATTAGAGTTTAAGAAGGATATTTTAGATAATAAAAATATTTCCAAAATATATTCATTGTATTCTGACCTTTCTACTCCACAAGGAATGAATGAAAAAGAAGCACAAGAATTTCTTGATGAGGGGATAAAATTAATTCAATCTTTTATTAAAGAGGTTAAATTACCAAAGGTGAAATTGGATAATGAATTAAACAATTACAAAGAAATTGATGATTTAGTTTATATTCAAGAAAGATTTTCGGATTTAAAAAATACACTTGATAATAAGAAAAAAGTAGTTTCATTATTAATGAGACCAAAAAAACAAATTAATGAAGGATTAAAAATTCCTTTGAGTTCAATGGTAAATATTGCTAACAAAAACTTAAAAGAATATATTAATTCTCTAGATGAAAGTGCAAAAATGGAACTTTCTGAGGTTTTAAGTGAAGACCAAAATATTTTAAAGTCTAAATTTGAAGACCTTAAAAAATATTCGGTAGAAAAACTTACAACGATTAAAGAAAGTGAAACTAAAGAGACTAAGGAAAAGATAGAAGAAACGATAAGAAAAATAGAAGGTGATGATTTCAATAGTCTTAATTATTTGAGACTAAAAAAATTATCAGAGACTCTTTGATTTTCTTTCCTTATACATTGCAGATAACATTTGATTCCGTCTTTTGACGGAATTTTTTGTATATTCTTTTCTGTCCAAAAGTTGTTTTTGTTGTTTTGTATTGATAACTTTTGATTTCAACTTTTTAAGTGCTTTATCAATGTTATCATTATTTGTGATATTAACTATTAACATAATCTTTTTTTTTATTATACGTATCGAAAAATTTGATATTGGACTATAAAGTTCGTATTTTTTTAAAAAAAATAAACTTTTTACAATGAAAATTAATGAAAAAAGGAAAAAGCGTTAAACTAAACACTTCAAATTACTTCAAATCCGTATATGGAACTGTAGATTCTAAAAATCTAAAGTCAATCTACATAAACATTCAGTCTTGGGTCTCACCAAAAAAAGATTTAGAAAATTGGAATCGTATCGTTGGTGTTTTAAATAGAGAAATCAAACACACAGTTTTAGATTCAATAGATAAAAATATATTTACATCTAATTCCATTGTTGATTTAGATTTAAGAACAAGCGGAATTGTTATTGGAAAAAAATCATTTCTCAATTTAGAAATAAATTTATTCACTGAAAATCAAACCGAATTTAAATCAAATAATCTAAAAAATTCTATTAAGAAAATAGTAAAAAATGTTTTCGAACAAAATATGTTAGATAATGAGTACTTCGATTTTTCTTTATCTAAGAAATAAAGAAATATTCTTAATATTTATTAGATAAAATAATTAATGAAACCATTGAGAATATTAGAAGCCAACGAATTAGGTTTCGGTATATTGGTTGAGATGGATGCAGGATTCATCTCTCCAACTGAACCAAAAAACGCACTAATGCTAGAACAAAACCAATTGGACTACAAAAATCTTTTTGAGTTCTACGCAGTTCTACAAAAATTTGACACACCTAATAGAAACGGGAGATTTTACCCTGAAAAAATATTAAGAAGAGAGGCCGAAAAATATAAGGAAGTTATTAAAAAAGGTCTTTCAACTTCTGAGTTAAATCACCCTGATTCTTCACTAATTGATTTAGATAGAGTTTCACATTTAATCACTGATATTTGGTGGGATAAAAATATCTTAATGGGTAAATTAAAACTTTTGACTTCACCAGGTTTCCACGAAAAAGGAATAGTTTCTACAAAGGGAGATATTGCAGCTAATCTTATGAGACAAGGAGTAACAATGGGGGTTTCATCAAGAGGTGTTGGTTCACTAAAGAAAGTAGGAGAAAGAAACGAAGTACAAGATGATTTTGAATTAATATGTTTTGATTTGGTTTCATCACCTTCAACACCAGGGGCTTACCTTTTTGTGGATGTGAACGATAGAGGTAGATACGAAGAAAACATCGAAGAAGAAAAAAATAATAAGTCAGTTGGAGTTGAAAAAGACAAGTCTATTGATTTAATGAAAAGATTATCCGATTATTTGGGAAATTAATTTCCTAATATCGAATGACAAAAAAAGAATTATTTCTAAAACTTTCACGACCAAATCTTTTTGGTGAGTCAAGGTGGGTATCAAAAAATGAATTTGTCGGAGAATTTGAACCTTTGAATTTCAATAACGGTTGTCCTTGGATTAGAACATTTGGTTTTCTTTATGAAACAAAAACAGAAGAAAAGATTTGGATGGTCAGGTTAACAGGACAAAAAAAACTCTCTCAAAGACCAATTTCAGATAAAATAAGAAAGGAGATTTGTTCTCGTGATTCTTCCCATTCAGGTTTAAGTGGAACCTCAAATGATTATATTCTTCCTGACCACAAAAATGGGAGATATGACAATGATTCGGTTTTAGATACCGAAACACAAAAAGTAGAGGATTTCCAAGCACTCACCCTCAGAGAAAATTTATTTAAAAGACAAATGTGTAAAGTTTGTAAACTTACAAACAAAAGATTCGATGCTAAAAAATTGGGTTATACCATTTCTTTTTCAAAGGGTGACGAAAATTATGATGAGGTAAACAAGTGTAATGGATGTTATTGGCACGATTGTTTAGAATTTAAAAAGTCTCTAACTACGTTAGTTGACAATTCAAAATAAAATTATCATTTTTAAAAAAATAAAACTATGGACGAAAAGTATTTTGTTGCAAAAATTCAGTATGAACTTCCTGACGAACAAACAGGAAAAATTAAAAAAATTAGAGAAGAGAAATTAGTCAGAGGTTACTCTGTGACAGATGTTGAGGCAAAAGTTACCAAAAGGTATGAACAGTTCTCTTACGATTGGAGGATTACTTCAGTTTCAGAAAGTAAAATTGATGAAGTTATCGAAGATTAATTTTTTTGGTTCATAAAATTCCAAGGTGGTCTAATGACCACCTTTTTTTATTTTAATTAGTATTTATCATAAGGAATAAAAAAATTCCGATTCTCAAGTTCAGAAATCAATCTTTTTTGATTTTTGGAACTATTTATTAGTTAAAATAATAAAAAATTATGCACGAAAAAAAATCGTTAGCCGAAGAGGCACTTCTACAAATGAAACAAGTTGAAGAAGTTATCTCTGAAAATGCAAAAGGAATACTTGCTTCTACTATGAAGGAAGAAATCAGTCAATTGGTAAAAGAATCACTTTCTGAACAAGAAGAGGATGACGACGATGACGTTGAAATGGGTGCTGTTGGTATGGAAATGCCTGATGCAGACGAAATGGATACTGATAAAATGGATTCGGACGACGAAGATTCTGACGATGACGATGACTCTGACGAAGAAACTATCGATTTGACAGGTGCTTCAGACGAAGAAATTCTTAAGGTTTTCAAAGCTATGGGAGAAGAAGATGGAATTATCATCAAAAAAGATGGTGATGACATTCATTTAACAGATAATGAAACCGACAGTGAATACCTAATTAAATTGGGTGAGTCAATGGAAGAATTTAGTTCTATGAACGAATTAGATGAAGTTGATGATGAAGATGTTGACGCAGTTGTTGACGCTATTTTTAGTGAAAAACCTGTAAATACATCAGAATTCGATACTGACTTTGGTTCTGAAGAAACTGATGTTGTCTATGAAATCGTAATGGACGAAATGGATGCACCAGGTGCTTTTGCAACTGACGAACTCTATGAGGACGACGATATGACAGGTATGTACGGTATCGAAGGTCTAGATGAGGACGACGATATGACCGGTATGTATGGTATCAAAGGTCTTGAAGAAGACGGTGATATGTCTGATACAGAAGTTGTCTATGAAATCGAAATGGAAGAAGATGACGACATCGACCAAACTTTTGGTGATGGAGGTTTTGATGACACAGTTCAAGAAGCTTACAGTCACAAAAGAATGAAGAAGTCTGAAACTAAAGAATCTATGAAATCCATTAAACCTAAAGGTAAAGTTGGACACGGTCCTAAATTCTCTTATGAGAAAACTACGGGCGGGTTCGATGTGAAGAAAAAAGAAGGTCCAAAAATGATGGGAACAGGTAAGCCTAAATTCATCTACAAAAAAGGTGAAAATATGGAAGGCGAAATGAAGTCCGTTAAGAAAATGGAAACCAAAGAAGCTTCTCGTACTTACGGTATGGGTTCAGAATCAGGAAGAGGATTAAGAAAAGGTATTACACCAAACAGAAATTTAAAATTCGAAGCTTTAGAAGCAGAAGTTAGTATGTTGAGAGAGAAGAATGAAGAGTACAGAAAAGCACTTAACGTGTTTAGAGAGAAATTAAATGAAGTTGCAATTTTCAACTCCAATTTAGCTTACGCAACAAGACTTTTCACTGAACATTCAACTACTAAGAAAGAAAAAATAAACATTCTTCGCAGATTTGACGGAGTTGAAACTTTAAAAGAGTCAAAATCTCTTTACAAGTCAATCAAAGACGATTTGAATCAAGTTGAAGCTAAACCAATCAATGAGTCTGTTGAAACAAAATTAAACAAATCAGTTTCTACAGGTTCATCAACTACTCTTATTGAGTCAAAAACTTATGAAAATCCTCAGTTTATGAGAATTAAGGATTTGATGGGTAAGATTAGTTAAAAAATTAAATAAACCAAATAAAAACCTATAAAAAAATGGGAGCATTATTAGAATCAGGTCTCGTTGGTAACATCGGTCTTAAGCACCTTAAAGTTATCAAAGAAGACACAATCAACAAATGGGACAAATTAGGGTTCCTCGAAGGTCTTAAAGGCCACCTAAAAGAAAACGTTGCTCAGTTATATGAAAACCAAGCTTCTTGGTTGATTAACGAAGCATCATCAACATCTGACTCAGGTTCTTTCGAAACTGTAGTTTTCCCAATCGTACGTAGAGTATTCTCTAAGTTGTTGGCTAACGACATCGTTTCTGTACAAGCTATGAACCTTCCAATCGGTAAGTTGTTCTACTTCGTACCAAATATCCAAGGGTATGAAACTACAAATCCGGGTCAACACAGAGCACCTGTAGGTTCTCCAAACAACCCAACAGGAGCACCTGGTGATGGTTACAACTATAACACTGACAAGAATTTGTATGACAGATTCTACGAAGGTGGCGAACCGGCTCTTGACCCTCCAGGTTTATTCGACTATTCTAAAGGTCAGTTTTCTGCAATTAGTGCGTCGGTTGATACTGTTGTATGGAGTGCAGGCGACTTAGTAACTTCAGGTTACGGTCCAGGTAACTACAGAAAAGTATTAATCTCTTTATCAGGTTTCGCATCTGGCGGAGCTGGTAAATTAATCGGTCCTGATGGTCAAACAATGGATAATGAATCTTTCCTTTCAGATTTACAAGTTAGTGCTAGAACTGCTGTTGGTGCCGCATTCTCAGGTGTTACTACAGACGCAAACTTCGGTGCGGGTCCTTTGTTATTCAGAGTTGTAACTCAGAAATACGGTAAAGGTATCGTTCAGTACGGTAGTCAAACAACAACTTCATTCCCTACAACAGGTAATGGTGGTGCTTACGATAATATCTGTAGTGCAGATGGTAAGATTTATCTTGAGGTAGACTTACAAGTTCCTTGTAACGTAGGTGCAAACTCACTTGACGGTTACTCAGGTTTCTCAACTACTTTGGCGGCAGTATTGTCTAACCCATACGTAGCTTTCGGAGCAACTTACAGAGTTTACAAGAATATGGAATTCGAAGATAGAATCGGTGAGGTATCTTTTGACCTTCAGTCTGTTACAGTTTCTGTAACTGAAAGAAAGTTGAGAGCACAATGGTCTCCTGAAATGGCTCAAGACGTTGCGGCATTCCACAACATTGACGCTGAAGCTGAATTGACAGCATTGTTGTCAGAGCAGGTTGCGGCTGAAATCGACCGTGAAATCCTTCGTGACCTTAGAAAAGGTGCAGCTTGGAATTTACGTTGGGATTACAACGGATGGAAGAGACTCGGAGGAAACGCTATTCCTTACACTCAGAAAGACTGGAACCAAACATTGATTACAGCAATCAACCAAATTTCAGCTCAAATCCACAAATCAACTTTGAGAGGTGGTGCTAACTGGATTGTGGTTTCTTCTGAAATCAGTGCAGTATTTGATGACTTGGAGTATTTCCACGTTTCAAACGCAGCTCCTGAGCAGGACCAATACAATATGGGTATTGAAAGAGTAGGTACTTTAGCTGGTCGTTACCAAGTTTATCGTGACCCTTACTTCCCACCAAACCAAATTTTGTTGGGACACAAAGGAACTTCATTGTTAGACACAGGTTACATCTACGCACCGTATGTACCTCTACAATTAACTCCTACAATGTACAATCCGTTCAACTTTACTCCAATCAAGGGTATTATGACGAGATACGCAAAAAAGATGGTGAACAACCGTTTTTACGGACGTATTACAGTTGATGGTGTTCGTACATTTGATTTAAGAGAATTGAGATAATCAATCTTTTAAAAATAAACTTAAGGAGACAAGAAATTGTCTCCTTTTTTTATTTTTTCAACAAAACAATTGATTTTTCGGAAAAATGTTCTATATTTATAATTATGAAAAAGATAGAATTAAAAAAAGAAGAGTTAGATATTATTTTGAAAATGTATAATGAAGAATTATTAGGTACCCCGACCATATCATTAAAAATGGGTATTAGTAAGCCAACAATTAATAGAATTCTTAAAGAAAATGGTGTTAAATTAGGACCTTCAGGAAGAAGATATATTGGTGGTAGAGAAGTTGCAACTAAAAAATATTTTTCTAAACCTGAAACTAAAGAACGATTGAAGAACAATCACAAAAAATGGTCTGAAAATAAAAGAGATTATTTAAATCAGTACCACAAAGAATGGAGAGAAAAAAATATTGATAAACACAGAGAAAATAAAAGAAACTACGAAAAAACAAGAAAAGCAAACGACCCCCTATACAAACTCGTAGCCAATTTCAGAACCGCAATATGGACTGTACTAAAAGAAAATAACCTGAACAAATACGGTCATTATTTTGAGATATTACAATATTCTCCTGAAGAACTTGCAACTCACTTGGAAAATCAATTCTCAGAGGGTATGACGTGGGAAAATTACGGTGAATGGCACGTTGACCACATTACTCCAATCACCGCATTTAACTTCCAAGAAATCGGAGATAATGAGTTTATAAGATGTTGGAGCTTGGAAAACCTTCAACCTATGTGGGCGGACGAGAATATCAGAAAATCAAATAAGATTCTAATATAGAATTTGTTTGTTTCTTTCGAAGATTTTATAACCTGTTTTTATTCGGGATTCTACTTGTGGTATTGCAAAGTCCACAATATCTCTTATTTCGTAGATGAATTTATTATCTTCACCTTCCAACTTCACATTTTCAAAAAAGACATATCTGTGTTTGTCAAAATCACTTTTAATCATTGTAAATGCACTGTTGAAGAAATGTAATTCGTCAATAAGTCTTTCCATATAAAGGAGGTGAGGAGATAATTCTTTTTTTAGAAAACTAACGTCAACTTTTTGCAAATAAACCCACAGAACATATTGTTTGTGTTCAAAGTCAATTGGAGACTCGACGTACCAAGTTAAAGAAAGTAAATTTTCCATAACTCAACATTTATAATAAATATTGATATTTATTATTAAAATATAATTTATGTTGAAAAAGAAAATGTTTGAAGTTGACCAAGAAGAAAGACAAAGAATTTTGTCACTACACGAAAGTGCGACCAAAAAACTTTATTTATTGAAAGAACAGGATTATTCGTTTAGTTTTCCTGCATTAAAAGAGGGTGGATTTGGACAAACAACCGTTGGATTGGTTAAAGGTATTTACAGTGAATCTGATGGACTTAGTGTTCAAATTCAAAATATGACAAAAGTATTTGGAGTACCTTCAAAAAATGAAATTGAAAGTAATCCTAATTGGTTGGTTACTAAAGTTGGTTATGTTAGCCCATATGAAGAGTGGGTAGGACCTTTAAACAAAGAATTTATGAACGATAATCCTAATTTGGTTTATGTTCCAACTTATGATGAGAATAATAAAGGTTTGGTATGGGTTAAAATGGGAATTACCAGCAAAACCAAAAGAAGTAAAAAGGGTCTTGCCGGTAAAATTGGATTGGGTAAAAGATATGAATCAATGACTGCAAGAGTTCTTGGTTCAATACCAACAAACCAATCAATTCCTAAGTAATTTTACTCAATTCTATATAAAAACATTTCATATTTGTTATTGGAATTTTTTTGTTTTGAAATATAACAAAATATAAATTTTTCATTAATTCTTTTTTTTGACGTTTCATTATTTGTTTTTTCATAAAAACGGAATGAAACGTCATCTTTTTTTGTAAAATAAATTTCTTGTTTTACAATTCTGCAATTATATTTATGTGTTTCGTAAAAATTTATTGTATCAATTATTTTGCTAAGAGATAAGACGGTGTATTTCGACAAATCTACGTGACATTCTTTTGCAATGCTAACTAATGTCGTGTCTTGAAACATTTCTTCTTTTGTCTTTTTAATTGAAATCTCAACAAAATTTTGTGAATAAGTTAAAGTTGACAAGAAAAGAATAAAAATGGATAAAATGTATTTCATAATTAATTTTTTTACAAGGTAGAAAAAAAAATAAAACAAACCAAATTTATTTAGTTTTTTTTTGTTAAAGTGTATATTTATTTTTGATGTTGGAAAAATTTCGAAACTTTATTTATAGCCGAAACGTATTATACATTATAAATTATTTTAATTCCCTTCTATTTTGAAGGGATTTTTTTTGCTCATAAATTTAAATAAAATAAACCATAAAAAACAAAAAATGAAACAAACAAAAGTGTACGATGAACTTGTTCAAAAAATGAGAACTTTCTTCATTAAAAAAGGATTTATTGAGGTCCCAACTCAATCAAGATTATCAATTTTGGCTGCTTGTGAAAACCCGCATTCAATTGCAACCTTTGAGTATCAAGGTCAGATTTGGCCTTTACCTCAAACAGGACAAATGTGGTTGGAGTATGAATTATTAAAAAATCCAACTTGGCCAGGTGTGTTTTGCGTATCAACATCTTATCGTCAAGAAAAAACCCCAATCGAGGGTAGACACGAAATGATTTTTCCAATGTTTGAATTTGAAAGCAGGGGTGATATGCTTGTTTTGGAAAGTTTGGAAAAAGAACTATTGGAGTTTTTGGGATTTGATAAACCAATTGCAGTTGATTATGACAGAATGTGTTTGGAGTATGAAACTAAAATTTTGGAAAATGAACACGAAACCAAAATTTGGAAAGAAATTGGTTCTGTTGTATCTCTACAAAATTTCCCTTTAAGAACAAATCCTTTTTGGAATATGAAATCGGTTGATGGAAATGTATTCAATAAAATAGATGTTATATTATATGGGCAGGAAACAATAGGAAGTGCAGAAAGAAGTTGTGATGTTGTGCAAATGAGAAATAATTTCTATTCTATCGAAGATGGAAAATATTGTGAAAAACTTTTTGAACTATTTGGTAAAGAAAGAGTTGAAAAAGAACTTGAGGAGTTTTTAACTCATAAGTTTTTTCCAAGATTTGGTGGTGGTATTGGTCTAACAAGACTTGCAAGAGCGTATGAGATGATGAAGAGTGAAAAACTCGAATTGGTGTAAAAAATTAAAACCCCCTACTACTGAGTGGGGGGTTTTTCTAATATTCTGAGAGATTTTGAAAGAATCTCAGATTCTCTAAGAGAATATATTCCTTTTTTATTTGCCATCTCCAAGGCCTGCATTATGACATATGTTGCTTGTTGAGCATTTAAATTATCAACAAACATTTCAACTGAATTCATATCATAAATCGCAATTGATTCGAATAAGTATCCTATTGGTTGTTTTTCTTCCATTTTCTGAATTTTAAAATATTTATAGAAATATATGAATAAAAAAAGATTAAGTGAAGCAACTGGAGCGGGTATGGTTGGTAACTTTAGAGTTCCACTAAACTTAGCTCCTCACATTTGGCAAAAAGAAACTTTGGAGCCTTTTAATACACCTGTATCTCAATATGTAAGTGCAGAAAACGCTTACGATAGTTATGATGGTCATATGGATAAGTCAAAAGAAGAAATTGAAAAACTCGAAAAAATGGCAATCAAAATGGCTAAAATGACACAAAAAATGTTTTCTCAAAATGATGAAGATGGAAATCCATTTAATGGTTACAACCCTATGGGAAATAAAGAACCTGGTACTCCTGATTATATAAAAAAATCAGCTCACATTCCCAAATCGGAATATGAAAATGTTTTAGTGAAAGAGGATTTGGCGGTTTGGTTTGGAACCAAAAAGAAACCAAAAGGTAGTAAACAACCAAAAGGTCCTTGGGTAAATATATGTAGAAAAAAAGAGGGTGGTGGTCACCCGCCTTGCGGAAGACCTGAAGCTGATTCAAAAGGTTATCCAAAATGTAGAGCCGCAGGAGTTGCTGCAAAAATGAGTGATTCAGAAAAAAGAGCAGCTTGTGCTCAAAAAAGAAGAGAGGAAAAGAAATCACCAAAAGTTGGTACAGGTAACGAACCAACAATGGTTTCTTACAAACCCAAAAAAACTTTAAAGGAAACTATATTGAAAATATTGAGAGAAAACTTTAACTAAGTCTATTCAATATATTTTGAAGTGAATGTTTGATATTACTCTTTATCTCGTTCTCTAATTCTTCCCTTCTTTTTTCTAACTCTTCATCAAAAGTTTTAATCAATTCTTCATAAACATCGTCTTTTTCGATATAGACATTGTAACTGTATACGTGATTTATTATTGAAACAATTCTATTGTGAATCACAATAAACATATCATTTTCATCACTTTTAATAAACCTCTTATTTGAAAGAGGCGCCATAGTCAGTTTTGAATTGGGTGTGAATATTGTTTTTTTACAGATTTCAAAACACAACAATTCTTCTTCTTTAATTGGAGTTTGGGGGTCAAATCTATTTTTTAGGTTAATATAGATTTTAAATAATAATCTTGGTATGTATCCGTTTAATTTCAAGTTTTCCATAACACAAATATAAATATAGTTATTGATTTACCAAAATTAATGTTTTATGTTTAAAAAAAAATTAAAATGCAAAAAGTAAAAGACAACGATTTAGTAATTGTAAATTACACAGGTAAATTTGAAGACGGTGAAATCTTTGATACATCGCTTACTGAAGGAAGAGAACCAATTGAGGTTAAAATTGGTGCAAAACAAGTAATTCCAGGGTTTGAAAGTGGTTTGATGGAAATGACCGCTGGTGAAAAAAAGACCATTGAGATTGAGCCGACTGATGCTTATGGTGAATACAGAAGTGAAATGATTTTTGATATTCCAAAATCTCAATTCCCTGAAACAGTACAAGAAGGTGATATTCTTTCTGCACAAAGTGCAATGGGACCTGTTAGAGTTAAAGTTATGGGTATAAGTGAAGATATGATTAAGATTGATGCAAATCATCCATTGGCGGGTAAAAAATTATTTTTTGATTTGGAGGTTGTGGAAATCAAAAATTGATTTAGTAAACATTCGAAAATGATTACTTGGACCCCTCTTCTGAGGGGTTTTTTTATTATAAGAAGTATTTATTTATATGAACTATATTTTCGAAGGAAGAAGGGAAGACATATTGAAAAAATATATGGCGGATTTTGATATCTCAGTTTTGGATGCCGTATTAAATGACCCCTTCATAAAATCAAGTAATTACAAATACGCTGATTGGATACTAAAGAAATTAGAATTCAACTCACTTCCGTTAGCGATGGAAGTATTGGAATTGGTTAAACAATTTGACCGAGTTGGTAAGAACTTGGAAATTAAAGATATCAACCAATATCCTGATGTCGTTGAGTTAAAAGCGGCAATAGAAGATTATGGTTCTAAATCCCAAAGAAAAAAAATAGAATCGGAAGCTGAAAAAATTTACGAGGATAATAGGATTTTAATTGTTAAACCAACAAGTCACGCAGCGTCTTGTAAGTATGGTATGGGAACAAAATGGTGTACAACACAATCATCACCAGGTTATTTTGAAAAATATTCAACGGGTGATAATGTTCTCTATTATTTGATAATGAAAGACTTCGACATATCAAATAAGTTCTATAAGATTGCGTTACACAAAACACCGAGAGAAGAAACTTGGTATGATGCTCAAGATACAGTAATGCCACCCCGAGAAGTTGATATTTTAAAAGTCGGTTTGGGAAAAACTGCAAATCAAAAAATAGAAGAAGATTTTTCAAAACATACAACTAAAAACCTATACAAACTTTTTGATAGTAATAATAGTTATCACGTAATTGTTACTAAAAATCTTTTATCTTCAAAAAAACCATTAACATTTGATTTTTCAAATCCTCGAATTATTGATAAGGATATGGCGGAAATTGATTTCAAGATTTTTTTCGGTTGGGAAGAGGATGAGCAAAAAATTGAAGAGGGAACATTAATGATTTCTTATCACCTTTCAGATAGTATGTTAGATTCAGATATTGGATACCAACCCAATGATGATTTTGAACCACCGGTTGAGATAGAAAATCTTTGGCGTATTAACATTGCGGTTGCCAATTTCCCAATTTCATCTCCAGGTGATATGGGAAGTCCTTTTAATAGTTATTGCAATCGCATTAGTGGTAAGATATGGGGACTTATTCAAAATGACCAAAATTTAAAAAATTTTGTATTAGGGGATAAAAAGGCTTGGTATCCAAATAGAATGTCTTATGGTTTTACATTTGAAAAGAAAGATGGTTTGATTAATAAATTAGTCGATTACATCGATAGTGGAAAAGAAGGGAATGCGATTGATTTTTTAATAGATATTGGAAAAATTACAAAAAGAAAATTAAATGATGGTAGTTTTGAATACATAGGAAAAAACGGACCCATATACCCTAAAGGATACTTTAGTTCATTCTTCGCATCTGCAACTAGAGCAGGAATATTAAGTTACGAAAGAAAAAACAAAAAAAATATTTTAACAAAAGGGCCCAATTTTGATGATTTCAAAAAGGGTAATTTAAAAGCTCTCTAACAAAAAACCCGTCTTTTGACGGGTTTTATATTTTAACAATAAGGTGGTGAACACCTTTTTTTTCCGTCTAATCCTTTCATACGTCCTTTACAAACTTGAACCGCGAAACCGTTCGAATAAGCACTGGGATAGACCTTAAATTTAGCCTTAGCAGCTGCTTTACCTCTTGAACATAATTTAGTACCTGTTTTTTTTCTTCCTTCCATCATATGTACCTCTTCGGAATGTTCATCTTCAAAACCTTCTTTCTCATTCATCAAGAAATCAAAAACTTGGTCCATACTATTTTTTGCTTCAGAAATATGGTCTGCCGCCCAATCGTGACCACCTGATAATATTTCATCAATCATATGTGGGTCAAAGTCATTCAAAAGAATATCACATTGTCTTCTCATTTGTTCTAAGTTTGAAAAGAACATATAGTTTTCGTGTTCTTGTTCAGAAAGAACTTTTCTGACAATTCTTGATAAATCTGTTTCGTTGAGTTTTACTATTTTCATAATTATTTTTTTAATATATTCCTGTTTTTCTTTGCCATTGTCTTAAAGTTAATCTTCCTCCGCAACCGTAACCATCTCTACGACGGAAGATTCTTTTTAAAATCAAAAATAGAACAACCGCGCCTATTGCAACCCAAACCCATAGTGGTGCAGTAACACCAAGAACAGTTGTGGCAACAGCCAACTCAACTTGTTCATTCATAGGTTCCTGTTCAGATTTTTTCTTACCACCAAAAATGTTTTTTATTGCCCTACCAATTCCAAATTTCTTCTTTATGATATTTTTTATTTGTTTTTTAGCAATCTTTAATTGGTCTTCATCCGAAGAACAAATTGCGTTTTGAATTTTTTGAAATATGGTTTCTTTTTCATCATTACCTTCATTAGGTTTTGGGTCTGAATTCATACTACTATCTATAAAAGCTTGAGGTATAGAATCTGAATTTAAATCATCCAAAGATATTCTTGGTAACCCAACTTCAGCTAAATCAGCATTCATTTCCGCAACAAATACCTCATTTTCACTTTCTTTAATTACTGTTCTAACTAATTTAGTTAATTCTGACTCAGTTAGTCTGATTACTTTTTCCATTTTAACTTATTTTTTGTGTGATTAAATTTTCTATTGAGTTTATAAGGTTTTGATATGTGTCAAAATGTTGTATTGCGAGATTTATTGCGTTTTCTATGTTGTCTTTTTTTTGTTGTGGCATTTTAGAACTTTGAATCTTTTGTTTTAGATTATTCAAATTACCAAAAATTTTTTTGTTAGGTTCGTCTAATTTTTGTAAAGTTTTTATTTGAGACCTTAATGAGCTTAAATACTTGAAATAATCATATCCTTCACCTCTCCAAACCCCTTTTAAACCCGTATATGCGTCTTTGATTGGGTCAAAAATCCCCTCGTTACTTTCTGATTCGTGTAAACTTGATTTGATTTTTTGAACCAATAAATCAATATTTTCTTCTTTTAAACTTTTTCTCATTATTTTTTATTAACAATTTGGAATGATAGTTCTCTTTTATAAGTATCTCGTTGTCCGTTAATGTTTACCATAATATCAACGTAGTATTGATTTGGAATTTTATCTCTCGTATCAAAAATGAAATAAAATTCGTTAGGAGTTCTATTTATTTTAGTCCAATCTTGTACCTGAACTTCTGTTGTTCCTTCTTTAACATAAATTCTATATTGAGCGTCTACGTTATCGATAGTAGTTTGAGTCGTATATGCTTTTTTAATAATCACCCCTACTTTTCTGATATCAGTATTTAAAATTTTTTCATCTTGTTTTATACCATAGAAATCAAACCCAAAAATTTCAGGGTCTCTTGTTTCGGTTCCAATGGTTAATCTACTAATGGGGTTTCTTAAAATAAAAGTGTTTGTAATATCAGGTAATGATTCACCGTTTAATGAAATGTTTGTCCATTTGTCGGTAAACTCACAAGGAGAACTATAAGAAGTTAATTGATTCGGTACAGTTATTTCATACACACCTTTTGTAACCAAACAACTACTCAAAGAGGGTATTATTAGTTCATCATTTGGGTCGTATATATTAACCGTTGGAGAAGAGTCTAAATTAACAAAATCACCATTCTCATAAACATATAGATATAATTTATTTGTTTGGTTTTTAATAAAATTATTTCTATTGTCTTTTATTAAGTCATTGTATGTTGTTTCCAAAAAAGGTTGATAAAAGGTTTGGGTGTGTTTAGTGAAAAAACCAACACTGTAAGATTCGGTTAGACCTGTTATGTTCTCAACATCCGGCATATAAGCAATACCCCAACCAGTAGTACCTGTGATTGTACCATTCAATATACCATTTATTTCATTTGTCATATTGAAATAAATGTCCTCATTACCAAACTCAAAATGTTGAGTATCAAGTATATCTAAATCATTATAATTTACAATGCCTGTGTTTACATTACTGTAAATTCCGTTCTCTGACCAATTTGTAACTGTAGTTGTTTTAAACCAATTTGATGGTCTTGTAGAGTATGACCTGTCGTCAACGTATGTTAAAGGTGATGCACCCCCTTGACTATTATTTACTGCCAAGTTAAACTCGTTGAAGTCGTATCCGACCCCTTCATCCCAATATTGTGGTTCACCTGTATCTCCTGATGTCTTAGGTATTCTGAATAAAATAAGGTCAAAAGATGTTGCTCGTCTTCTACCATTGGTCATTTTTGTATTCAGTAAATCTTCCTCAAAAGAAGAAGTGTTCGTCATTTTTAAATAATGTGTAGTTCCTGTGTTACATTCACTAGAAATCACACCAGATTCGGTTAATCCGGTTAAACCTGATAAATCCAAATCGAAAATGAATCTTGTAAATCCGTAATTTGGTATTGCATAGTCTGAACTACCAAAACTAAGTTCTGTTTCAGGATTTCTACCTGTATTAGTGTTTGAGTTTGAAATTAACGTATTGTTTCTACTAAAATATGACCTATAAATTGACATTTACTTTTTAATATAAATATCAATTTATTCGGATATTTTGATTAAGAACTTTATTAAATGCATTTTGCATTTCCACTAAAATAGTTGCAATATTTGAACCGTCTTGAGTAACGGGTACCGGAGGAAGTCCTGGAAAAGCGTGAGTGTGAGTGGATAGAAATCTAACTATTAGATTTAATAATTCTAAAAGTTCTTCACCTCGGACCATTGATGAGGTTTTTGGTAAAATTTCGTCAGTGTAGTTGTCATTTGTTATACCGTATAGAGTACCATCCATATTTATTTTTGG